TGCCACCGTCGATGTCCAGCACCGAGAGAGGGGTGGTGATATCAACTTCAGTAGACCAGGACATATTGCCTGATCCGTCAACCTTCATATATCCACCAGCAACGGCTGCAGATGGGAGGATATATGCCTGGTTATCAGTCAGGTTCGCAGGAGAACCGAGTGAAATGTAGTGAGAACCATTGTTGGTTCCTTCCACCAAACGGACTGCACTACCAGATGTAGCACCTTCACGAGTCCAGTAACGGGCAGAACCAACTACCTTGTTATTATTTGTAGACGAATCAATACCAACAAAAAGGTCATAACTGTCCGTCACCCATCCGGGTTCGCCAGCCTGGAGACCGGGGAGAGCGGCGAGATTACCGCGCTTGAACTGTAAAACAGGTGCAGCCATTTACTTTATCTTGTGATTTGAATAATCAAGCAGTAATCACGAATGCATTCATCTTCTATATTTAGATCTAGAACGATCCACCATCCAGATCGATCTTGTCATCTAAGGCGTCATCAAGGTAATTGATAGCAGTGTCTGTAAGACCAGCAGGTCCTGGGGAATCAGAGATTGCGTTGTCAATGACGTTATCAGGATTTACAAACTTGAAAGAATTTGATGGAGCATCATAAATTAGGACAAACTTATCGGTAGTTCCCGACAAATTCGTTGTGTTTACATCAGTAAGGTTGATTAGACGACTCACTGCTGATCCTCCTCCTCCAGATGATTGATCCCCCAATGATTGCAAAGATACAGAAAAAGTTCCTGCCTCTAGGGCAGCAAGACCTTCTTCAGTAAGAGAGACATCAAAAAGTCCCCCGTTTGACAAAGATACGGAATACTCGTTCACGTTCCACTAACAGTCGCGTTTACTTGAGCTTGCCCACTGATCACTTTTGTAACTTTGCCAGTAATATCGCTAGTCACTAACACATCATAATTATATCTTCCGGAAGTTATAATACCGCTGGCAGTACAAGTCAGCGAGATAGTAATCTTCCCATCAGATGGCGTTGCACCAAAAGTCACACCGAATCCAGCAGCGGGCTGGCCACCTGCATACTTACTCATCTTCGCAGTGAGCGAATGGTTCGTAAGGTCTAGAGGAGTACCGTTAGATCCGGTAATGTTGTATGTCGCAGAAAAGTCAGACCCTTGCTCAACTTGAATATTGACGACGGGAACTGCCATTTTCCATATTCGTTGGTGCTATTATTTATAGTTCGCTTTCTCAAGAAGCAAGGTTTCCAAATGTGCTAACCGTGCTTCCAGTTCTTCAATTCGTTTATCTCTAGAAAGTCGTGCTTCTCGCTCCGCCATATACTTCTCGTATCCACTCTTATCAGTAGATACGATAGCGTTATTCTTCGGATCCCTCACTAGGTTCGGATGATCCTTCACCTTGATCTTCTTGTCCATAAAGTAACTCCCAGAGAAAACCCCAACTCATTTCTTCTTTTTATTGATACGTTTGATCATCTTAGCATACAAGATTTCCTCCGGAGTATAAAACTCCGGATTTTTCTTTGCTAACTTGATGATCCTTTTCGCAACCTTACGGTCACTTTGGTTCTTCATTTAGGCAACTGCGATGGTACGGAAGTCGAGAAGTTTGGGTGCCTCTGCTGAGTTCGTGCTGTTGAATACGATCTTCACTTGGAATGCCGTGAAAGCAGGAACGTTGTTTGCGGTGTACTCATACTCATTGAACTGACCCTCAAGACTTGGGGAAGTCTTCTTGTCAGTCTTACCGTCGTTGTTCTTCGCGTTGATCACATCACCGTCTGAATCCAGGTTGTCGAAACCAGGCATCAGTTCAAACACCTTGTCGAAATCGGCAGCGTCTTCACGCTTCAGGCGATACAGGACACGGATGTCACTTGCAGCAGGGCGGTTTGTAGCGAAGAGAACTTTCAGAGAAGTGGAGGGGTTCTCAAGGAGAACTTCCTTCGTCTGATAGACCATGTTGTGGGGATCCTCGGTTCCATTCGAGCGACGGTCAGTCTTGTAGTTGGAAACAGGATTGTTGATCCGGTTGGATTCTGTGAGGATGGAAGACTTGAACACGTCAATCACAGGAGACACGTTTTCGTTCTCACTGCTCATGGTCGCTTCAAAGGTGAAGGACTTAGCACCAGGCATGGTGAGCAGGGTGTTCTTCTGCTGCTCATTATCACGGGAAGCGATGATACGAGTGGTCTTGAACTCAGTCTTACCGAGCAGAGAGATGTCCTCAAATCCTTGATCCAGGAAGGATGCTTCTCCTCCATCAACACTGGTACCGGATGTGGTACGTATCTTGGCAGTCACTTGTGTTCCAGTAGGAGCACTGTGAGAGATGTTGGGGTTGACGGTATCGAATGCGATGTTTGCAGAACCACGTCCGCGATCACCACCACCGATCTTGTCCTTAGCAAAGAAGTTGCTACCACCATGCTTCACGTAGTAGTGGTCAAGACCAATCTTGCCATCGATGCTGTTGGTGACATCACCGAAACTATGCTGTTTGTTGATCTTCCGGAGGGAGACACCAGCAAGTTCATACTTCTGAACCGGAGCATCAATCTCGTGGTTCATGACGATGGAATCATCCACGTTACGGGTAATTGTTCCAGTCAGTTGGTTGGTGCCAACAGACGTGTAACTGATGATCTCATCACCAATGACAGCGAAACCAGGATTGCTAGGAGTGACCTGAGCACCTTCAAACATGTTGAATCCCATGCTGCTTGCCACACTCACGACGGAGGTAACACTTGCTGCATAACCAACAGTCAGTCGAGTAGGAACACTGTCGCCAGTAATGCCTTCCAGAGTCACATATGATGTGCTGGAGTGGTTGCCATGGTTGGGGTGGTTGACCTTGAAGTGGCGACCATCGTACTGATCGGTGTTGACGGTCACAGTGTCAGGAACGATTGCACCTTGGACAGATGCAATACCTGCTTGTGCACCAGCAGTGGGGATGTATGAGATGGCATCGCTAGTGTTGAACTCGGTGCCAGACACATTGGTCAGAACCAAACCACTGACAGCAGTGGTAACACCCACAGTCAGGAGGAAGTTGCTTCCAAGACCCTTGGTGCCGAGGTTTGCAGTCAGTGTGTCACCAACTTTGTAACCTTCACCAGTCTGGAATCCTTTGACGGTTGCTTGAGTGATAGCACCACTGGAGACAGTGACGATACCGACACCAGACAGACCGCGACCAGTCACAGTCAGGAGAGGAACGTCGTTGTAAGTTCCATCCTCGTAACCAGAACCTGCATTGGTGATGCTGAGGGTGTTTGCAGCAGTGCCAAGGTGTGCCAGTTTCTCAGCAACCACACCGCGAGCGGTGGTGTTGTTTGCCTGAGACATGATGGTTCCCTCAACAATATGAGGATTGCCTTCCATACCAGAAGACAGACCAACGAACACACGCTTAGCAAATGTCTCGATCGGGTTCTCAGGAAGTTTGTTCCGTGTGCCGTAGAGATTCAGTTGTGGGTTGTAGAGTCGGACACTACCGCTGTTGGCAGTGAACTTCGCCTTGTAGGAGACATACTTCAAGTCTTCCAACTGGGAAGCAGTCCAGGTGTTGTTGCTCTGTGCTTTGAACAAGGAACCTTGAGCAGGCTGCTTAGCAACCACCACACGTTGGAACTGGTTGATGTTCAGGGTGTTGATGTCTGCTTCACCCACCTGAGAGATCCAGGCGTCATAGTCACCAGAGGCAGAACCCAGGTAGAACGCATAGTCACCTGCAGGCAGATAGACAGGAGCAGGGAAAGTGAAGCGAGTCGGAACAGAACCATCATTAGAGATGTTCACCTGATCCGGGTTCAACTCAACCTCACTGTGCTTCATCACCTTCACAGAGGGATAACCATTCTCCAGAGGAACAATACGAACCTTGATAGGAATGGTTTCAGACCTGCTCTGGAAGAACATGTCAACACCAGTCATGAAGATGCCAGGATCCTCAGTAACAACAAAGGACTGTGCCAGAGGATCGTCGTTGTTGTTATCCTGAACGTTGGTTACATTAGTAACATTGGTGATGCGATTGACATTAGTAACGTTCGTGATGTTGTTGGTAGTATTATTAGTAATATTGGTGATGTTATTGATCACCGGTTCTGGCAGTGCAGGTTCTGTACGAATCACAGTAGTTTCCGTGATCTCAAAACCTTCACTGAAGAACTCAGCACTGGTGTTACTAGCGTTCTTGCCTGGGATCAAGTTCTCTGGGCGAATCTGCAGCATGGATGCAGTGTGGTCACCATCACGGAACATATCCGGTGGGATGTAGTAACAACCTTGCACACATCCAGTCTCGTCAGTAATCAGACGGACATCAGCAACAACTGCCTGAGCACCACTGGACTCACCCACCAGCACCATGCCAGTCTCCAGAGTTCCGAAGAAGTTGGCATCAGACTTCTGGTTCAGTGACTGGGTGTCAACGTTCAGTACAGAAGTGGTTTCAGAGTATGCAGAAGACAGACCCACATTGGTGTTGTAGGGGTTCTGTGAGTAAGTGATGGTCGGAGCGTTGAATGGACCATCCTTATGGTTCGGTGCAGCAAGACGGAAGCGAATGTCAAAACCTTGACTGTTGACCTGGTTGCTGAAGGTGTAACCACGGACTGCTTCACCAATCTGGAAAGAACCGCTACCAGGAGTGACTTCAATCAGTTTGGGGACAACATAAGAGTTGTCATCCGTCATATCAGTGCCATTCCAATATGCAAAGTGCTGGGTGTTGGGTTTCAGCACAGTGCAATCAAACTGAATGTTCTGTTCCCGCAGGAACGGCATGGGTTCAGTCTGAGCAAAGAAGTCATTAGCAAATCCTTCACCCTCAGTAATCGTGACCTGGTTACGGTCAATGAAAACGTCAGAGTCGGGAGTCAGATTCATGATACCGCCCCAATCGCGGTACATGTAGGGGTTCACACTCTCAAGACGTGTGGCAAAGTTCTGACTACGGTCAATAACTTCGTCATATGCCAGGGTGACCACGTCACCAGTCTTGACAATGTTCGGGGAACCTAGATCGTTGGTGTAACGAGGATCCACTGTGGGATCAGGAGCACCATTGAGTCCAACAACGGTGTTAGAACCGATCAGGAGATCGATGCTGTCACGGTGCTGCTTAGCAATCAGAGTGCCGTTATCAAGTTCGTACTTGATCTCAGTCTGAGTTTTATCTGCGACATCAAAGTTCCGGAATGGGTCAACAACGAAACCATTCTTGAATCGATCAAGACCAGTGTCAGGATCCTTGATAGTCAGACTGTCAGTCTTTGCCTCAAGCAAGGACAGTGAGGTCATCTCTTCCAGATCTTCAATCCGGTTCTCAAGTTTGCCGATATCCTTCATGGTATATCGACGGTTTGCCTTGAAGGTTACCTTCGTGTCATAGCGAGCATCGTAAACATATGGTTTGTAATCAATGTGTGCCAACTCAAAAGAGTCAGTCATCGGGTCAGGCAGGACCGGACGCTCGGCAGGGGTGCCCTGAACAATGGTGAAGGTGTTGTTCTGGTTGATATACAGGCGGTCTTTACGTGCCAGATAGTGCCTGTAGTCAAACTGGATAGTCTCGTCAGAAACTAGAACGTTAGGAACAGACTGTCCGCCACCAGCAAAGTTGCGGGAGTCAAACTCAAACGGGGACCGAGTCGTACCACTGAAAGGTGCTACGCGAGGGCGCAGATCAATAATATCAGTATTACGGACGTTTCCAAATGCAGGCACTCGGTCGTATTCTGGTTTTTCATAACTAGATGCTGTAAGAATGTCACCACCATCTTCAGAGTTGATGGTGTAGTGGTCAAAGTAAACCTTCAGTTGACCTTGGGGTTTGGTGGCATTGGGTTTACGTACAAGACGTGCAAAGTCATAGAACTCTTCACGCTGTCCGTTGTCCAGCACGAAGTTTGCACGGATGTTGGGGTCTCCAGGGTTGACGCTAGAGATATTTGCCTTGATGCCACTCTCAGAGAACTCAATCTCTTCGGTCACAATGAAGTTGTTGGAGTTCTTGATGCAGACTTCAACCTTGTCACTGCCATCACGTGCAAGCACCATGGCCGCGGCACCTGAACTCTTACCAACACCAATCTCACCAACGATCAGATCGCTGTTGTCACCTGCACTTCCGGTGAAGGAAGAGAGTTGCAGGTTGGGGATGGTGGGAGCAGCAGCACCAGTTGACTCAAACACTGCATGCACAGTGACCACATCAGGCACGTCCAAGGAGACTTCATCGTCTTGGACACGCTTTCCGTAAACAACACTTGGGGTAAGACCATCACCAATACCAGTAGAGATACCGGAGTTGACGTTGGCAGAACCATTGACAACCAGAGTTGCTTGCTTCACCAGTGCCTTCACCTTGGAGGACACCGAGGACTTCTGCTGAGTGGTCTGAACAACCACATTGCTTTGAGAAGCAGTCAGACCAGAGATGGTTCCAGACTTAGAACCATTAGTGAAAACGATCTGGTCACCGCTAAGTGGTTCAACAGAACCATCGTTATAGGCAATCGAATAACGCTCCTCATCAAAACCAGAGTAGATGAAGTCAGTACCAACCAACGAAGGTAGGGTCAACTGACCACCACTGCTGGTGGTTTGACCAGTGTTCTCTTTACGGATGTAAAGAATGGAGTCAGTCAGGTCAACACTTTCGATATACTTGTGAGGCATATCTGCATACAGATAACCCTCATTTGCATCTTTGATCTTGCCTGCAATCACCTTCAGGTCAGTGATCGTGACGTTGCCGCTGCCATGCAGAGCATTGTGTGCAACACCAGAAACAGCACCATCAGAACTGTTGATCAGAGTTGCACTCTGATTGGTTCCGGCGATAGCACTGACTTCCAGGTAAACAGGATCAGTCTGAGAGACATTGGTGTAAGAAACAATGTCACCGACACGGAGGTTCTTTGCCCATCCAGTAGAAGATGCAGTCAGAGCACCAGCACTGCTCAACTGGAACGTGTTGGTGAATGCTTGCTTCTCTTCCAGAACAACGTCAGCAGCAAATGTGCGGGAACCGCCAGTGGAACGGACGGACTTGACATCCTGCATGTCATGGTCACGGACACTGCTGACCACACGTCCCTGCTGCTCACCATTGATGATCAGGGATTCGTCTTCTTGGAAAGAACCTGCAACATCAGTCAACACCATCTCAGTGGTGTTGCTCATGGCGGTACGGAGCATACCCTTGGCACCAGACTGAGAACCCTGCACCCGAGCAGGTGCTGCCAGGGTCATTGCCTGGTTCAGAGTGATGACAGTATCCAGTTGGATATCAAAGAGCATCAACTCCCACACTGATGCGTCGTTCGCATAAGCAGCGTTCTGGAGTTTGAAGTCATATACCCGTGCACGTCCAATGCTGTCGCCAGGGAGAGAAGTCTTATTGGCGAGAAGTCGCTTGCTCCGGAGATCAACGAAATCTGCAGAGTCTGCATTCAGTTTGATCTGAGCATTGCCAAAGACGTTGTTGACCCGCATGCGGTTGCCAGCAACGAACGGGATACCACGATCCTTGATCAGTTTGGTGGTACGAGGTTTGGGGACATCGAGGTTACGATAACCTTGCAGGTAACTCTCGAAACCTTTCACATATGCCTTACCAGGACCCACACCAATACACATCAAGTCCTTAGACGGCACATTGCCATCTTCAGTCAGACGACTGGAAAGGAATTGACCGAAGACACTATGCCTATCGTTCAGGCACTCCTTCGCTTCAATCGGGAACTTGCGGACATAGTAGTCACCGCTCTCATCGTAAGTACGGCGAGCAAATTCCTTAGCAATCTCGTTATAAACAGTCCGGTCAACTAGTTGCTTGACCTTACCTTCATCGGTACGATACAGTTCAATGAAGTTCTCATCATTGAAGTCTGTAAGGGATTTCTTAGTCAGAGACAGACTAATCTTCAGTCGATCTGCACCAGGAGCAGTGAAGTTAGAGAATCCAGCAGCGTTGTCAAACAGACTGTTGTCATCAATAGCAGTGACAATCTCTTCGGAGACTCGGAAACCAACTCGGTAAGACGGACGATTGGTGTACTGATCGAGAATGAGGGTATCAGTGGGAACCTCAACAAAGGCACCACGTGCAAAGAACACACCACGGATCAGTTTGAAGGAACAACCAGTGCCAGTTGCAGACGCAGCGATTGCTGAAGCAAAGTCAGATCCTTCAGTTACAGTGGTAACACCGTAAGTAAAATCTTTGAGGGTAACAAGGTTCTCACCATCCAGGAAGAAGTCATCCTTCAGGTCAGTAGAACTTCCCTCATACTTGATGTAAAGGGTTGTATGTCCTGTGACGGATGCAGATCCAGAGAGGACATTGACCACCTTGGCGGTCACACCAGACACCTTGCCCTTGATACGAAGACCAACCAGTTGGTCGTAGTAGGACTCTACAGGAACACCAAAGAATGTAGGTTCTACCTTGACATACGTATAGTCAGGATCGTAGTTGAACTTACCAGGGATAACTACGGATCCCTCCTTGAACATATGCTTACCAAACTTCTCAATCTGCCCTTGGAGGACAGACTGGAGTGTGGTCAGTTCGCGTGCCTGAACCGGTGACCCTGGTTTGAAAAGAATCTTGGTATAATTCTTCTCAGAATCAAAATCGTCAAAGTAAGGGCTAACGTTTAGGTTGGTGTTCTGTGGCATCGTATCAGAATTCTAAGATGATCTTGATATCCTCTCGCTGGTTAGATGCTCTAGTTACTTCAGGACGATTATCTACGTAGATAATATCGCCGGAATACTTCTTGATCTCTGGGGAGGCAATACCAGAATTGTAAGTTTGACCCAAATAATAAGTGCGGTTATTGATAGTCGTAGAGACTCCAGTAAACGCGGTATCGACGGTAAGAGTTTCTTCTCCGCTAACTGTCTTGACAACAATGTTCAAAGATCCACCCGTACCAGGGGTTTTCGTAAATCTATTTAGAGAGTATTGGTGAAGGGCTCCAGCAGATCCGTCTGCCATAGAGCGATCTTGCCAATAGTTCAGAACCTTTGTGGTGTTGTCATACGAGATGATTTTCCCGATAGCAGTGGATCCAACACCAACGGTTTGTTTGACAACTCCATCGTTGGCAACCACCATGGTCGTAGATGCTGCGCCTGCCAGTCGCACGCCATACATCGCTGACACCGTGGGGTCGGTGAGAATGTTGGAACTACCCTGCATTTCAGGGTTCTTGATGATGCCAATACGAGCAAACTGGTTTCCGGTGGGGAAATCAGGGTTCGTCACATCGCTGTTCTCAAAGCGGGAGTAAATGAGAACTTTGTTGGAACCGAGTTCACGGTAGATATCAGCACCATGTCCTCCCGGAGGGGGAATGATGACGGTAAAGGATGCGCCAGAACCAGTGACAACAGAGTCAAGGTCCAGAGTCGCAAAACTGTATCCTGTGCCACCATTGGTGACCTGGACAGCAGTTGGTTTGCCGTTCACAAAAGTGACTGACGCCATACCACCGGCACCATCGCCCTTGATGGGCACATTGTTTTTGGTTCCGGTGAACTGATAGGACGCATTGGTTACGTCCTCAATAACGATGACCTCAATACGACCATCAACAGCAGTATTCCTCACGTCTGCTGTGTCAGTGCTAATTGACCAGTTAGAAGGAAGAGGAATGAACTCAGCACTGTCAAATTTGACAATGTCGCTGGGTTTGATGGTGTAAAGATACTTCCAAATGTATCCGTCACTCTCCAACCTGGGTTGCAGGTCAGTATGGACGGGTTCTTGAAGCGAGATCACACCCTTGCCACCATTGGCAGGGTCAGCACCGTTATAAAGACACTCATAAAC